CAGAGGACAGCCGAGGTTTATCGGTGGATTTGATATTGTTGATGGCAGAATTACTTCTGACAAATTCAATGAGAAAATCCAAGATGGACAGTATTTTAGGATAATAGGCTCTGTCTTTAATGACGGAGTCTATTGTTTTAATAATGAGCTTTCACTTCACGATGAAACATTCCATGGTGCGGTGTGGCTGATGGCTATCCCACAAGAAGTCATTGATTTATCTGCCGAAATCGATGCTTGGAAAACAAAATATGCAGGTGTGGACAGCCAAGCAATGTCACCTTTTAACTCTGAGAGTTTTGGTGGATATTCATATTCAACGAGTGGTGGCGGTAGCTCAGCAGGTTCAAGCACAAGTAATCCTGCATCTTGGCAGAGTGCTTTTGCAAATAGATTAAACAGATGGAGAAAGATATAATATGTCATTGTTGACGGAGCAGATGGAAGATTGCACAATAATAGATAGAGTAACTGTTTCCGATGGCTATGGTGGATATGATAGCAAATGGCAGGACGGAGCATCTATACAATGTGCAATTGTATTTGATAGTTCAATGCAGGCTCGTATAGCTGAAACACAAGGAGTTAAAGCATTATATACCATTACCACACAGAAAAATGTAAATCTGCAATATCATCAAGTGCTTAGAAGAGAACGTGATGGAAAGATTTTCAGAGTAACGTCTGATGGTGATGATAAGCATACTCCTGCTAGTGCTACATTGAATATGCGCCAAGTAACTGCAGAAGAGTTCGACCTTGTGGATTAAAAATGCTAAAATAAGTATATGAAATACTGTGTTTATTGCCATACGAACAAAATAAATAATAAAAAATATATCGGCATAACGAGAAATATTCCCGAGCGCAGATGGAACAATGGAAGAGGTTATTTGAACAATGACCACTTCCATCGAGCAATAGAAAAGTACGGATGGCATAACTTTTCACACGAAATCCTCTATACTGATTTATCCAAAGAACAAGCAGAAGAAATTGAGATTGCCCTTATAAAAGAGTATGACTCTGCCAATCCCGAGCACGGCTATAACATCGAATTAGGTGGAAACGGGACAGGCAGAATTACTGATGAAACAAGAAAACGAATAAGCGATGCACTCAAAGGACACGGATGTTCAGAGGAAACAAGACGAAAAATAAGCATATCCCAAACAGGTAAAAAATATCCTAATAAGCCTAAACCATCAAGAGAACAAATGGAAAAGCTCCGACTTGCTAATATAGGCAGAATGCCTTGGAATAAAGGCAGACCATGGACAGATAAAGAAAAAGCTAAATGTAATGGGAAACAGGTTTATTGCATAGAACTTAATCGAACTTATACGACTGCTCATGAAGCATCTAGGGAACTTAATATAGATTTTTCTAGTATATGCAAATGTGCGAGAGGTAAAGCTAATTGTGCAGGAGGATATCATTGGCAGTACGTAAAAGGAGGTGATTAGTCGATGGATAAATCACAAGCATTACATGAGTTTTGGAATAGGTTTGGACTTCCTGCTTATGCTAGTGAGACTGTTCCCGATGATGCTACTCTTCCATATATCACCTATGATGTATCAACAGATAGCCTTGATTATGTGGTTAATCTGAATGCATCATTATGGTATAGGTCAACATCTTGGGAAGAGATCTCCAAGAAAGCAGAAGAGATAGCTCAATATATCTCAACCATGCAGCCACCTACATTAGAGCTTGATAACGGAAGAGTTTATATCTCAAAAGGTTCGCCGTTTGCACAAAGAATGTCAGATGAAGGTGGAGCAGATATACGAAGAATTGTTTTAAGCATAAACGTTGAATTTCTCACAAAGTATTGATATGAGGAGGTATTAAAGATGGGAAGATATTACGAGATTCCTAATGACACATTCGACACATTGCAGTTGGACGCAGGAGTTCTCTTAAAGCATTTTAATATTGAAGCGGCCGCTAATGATCCAACAACACCGGGCTTTACAAATGCTGATATCATCTGTGCGACAACAGGTGGTGTAAATCCTAGTTGCGTTCCTACATTTTCTGATTTTGGAGAAGATGTGGATAATTGTCCTGTAAACATGAAGGAACTTAAGCACCTTGATTCTTATGATGTTAAGCTTTCTACTACATCACTTGGCACAAGCGCAAGTCTTATAAAGATGGCAGTGGGTTGCGCCGATCTTTCAGAAGATGGTAAGAGCGTTATTCCAAGAGCGGACCTTTCACAGAGTGATTTCTCAGACCTTTGGTGGGTTGGAGATAAGGCTAATGGTGGATTTGTGGCAATTAAGATTCTTAATGCACTTTCCACAGGTGGATTTAGCCTTCAGACAACCAAGAATGGCAAAGGACAGATTGCTCTTGAGTTTACCGGACATGTTTCTATCAATGCTCAGAAGGTTGTTCCTATGGTAATCTATTCAATAGATCCTACTAGTTATTCAGTAACTAATACACTTACACATGTAACTAATAGCAACTCAGCAACATCTGTAACTGCGGGCAACGGTTATACAGCTACTCTTACCGCAGATACGGGCTATGACATTGATAGTGTTACTGTTACTATGGGTGGAACTGATGTTACATCATCTGTTTATACAGAAGCAACAGGAGTTATCAGTATTGCAGAAGTTACAGGTGATGTTGTGATTACTGCAACGGCAACATCAATCTAAAAAGAAAGAATGAGGATTATTTATGAAAAACCTTGCGAAATGCGCTCCATCGGAGTTTATCGCACAGACTGTGAAGATTAAAGACGCAGTCAAAAATTGGCTTGATGTTACTAAGATAATGGAGATTCGTCAGCATCAGCCTGTATATAAAATGTGTGCAAAGGACGCTCCTGCCGAAGTAAGAGCAGAAGTGATTAAGGAAAATGCTAGGATAAAGAAAGAGCAGACTATGAAGAATATGTCCGATATATTGGACAGTATGCTTGTGGAGCATCCTCAGGAAACTCTTGAAGTGCTTGCTCTGTGTTGCTTTATAGAACCTAGTGATGTTGATAATCATCCGATTGATGAGTATTTAGATTGCGTTATGGATATTATGGAGAGCAAACCGGTAATGCGTTTTTTCTCCTTATTGGCGCAAGTCCAAACGCAGGGGACATCTACATAAATAGTCTTAGCAGTTTAAACTATGACTTATTAGAATTGCTTGGTAGCGGATATGTGATTGATAATTACATATCCGTTTTCCATAAGGAGCAACATGATAAGGCATATAGGATTTACGTCACTGATACGTTAAGAGTAATAACTGAAAATACTTCTAAACAAGCAGGAGGTTCTTATATGAAAATAAGATTTGCTGAAATATTTGAACCGCCAAAGAAAGAAGAAGAACGAACAGCAGAAGAGGTCATTTCAGATCTCATGGATAAATTAAGAAAGGTATAAGCTATGAATGTTCTTGATTTATTTGCAAAATTAAGCTTAGATTCAAGTGAATATGAACAGGGATTAGAGGGTGCTAAAAGTAAAGCGTCATCTATTGGTGGTGTTATTGGAAAAGGACTATCAACTGCAGGTAAGATAGCAGGAGTGGCAATAGGTGCCGCTACAACTGCAGTTGGTGTTTTTGCAAAATCATCATTAGACGCAGGAATGGATTTTGACAAGGCAATGTCTCAAGTGCAGGCAACCATGTTAAAAACCAATGAGGAAATGACAAATTCAATCGGTCATTCATCAACTGCCTTTGGTGAGTTTGAAGGTAATCTAAGAGAGTTTGCTCAGTTTCTTGGACAGAACACTGCCTTTTCCGCAACAGAAGCCGCAGAAGCATTAAACTATATGGCTCTTGCAGGATATAGCACTCAAGAGTCAATGGATATGTTACCTAATGTTCTTTCTCTTGCTGCAGCAGGAAACTTTGACCTTGCCCGAGCATCTGATATGGTAACTGATGCACAGACCGCTTTTGGTATATCCGCTGAGCGTACTACTCAGATGGTTGATGAGATGGCAAAGGCGGCTAGTACCGGAAATACTTCTGTTGAGCAGTTAGGTGATGCATTCCTTGTTGTGGGAGGCTTGGCAAAAGAATTAAATGGTGGCATGGTTACTCTTGCAGATGGAACACAGGCTCCCGTTGATGGTTTGCAGGAAATGGAGATTGCGCTTACTGCAATGGCAAATGCAGGTGTGAAAGGTTCAGAAGCAGGAACCCACATGCGTAATATGTTACTTAAACTTTCATCTCCTACTGACGCAGGAACACAAGCTCTTGAAGAAATGGGTGTTACTGTTTTTGATACAGAAGGCAAAATGCGTTCTCTTGCTGATATCTTCGGAGATTTAAGCGATGAGCTTGATAACATGACTCAAGAGCAGAAAATTCAGACCATATCTGATTTGTTTAATACTCGTGATATGGCATCAGCAGAAGCTCTTTTGGCTGCAGTTGGACAGGATTGGGATGAAATAGGTGCATCTATCCTTGATGCTAAGGGTTCTGCCGCTGAAATGTCAAAGATTCAGCTTAATAACTTAGAAGGTGATATTACACTTTTTAAATCTGCTTTAGAGGGCGCTAAGATTGCAATTTCTGATCAGCTTACTCCATCTTTAAGAGAGTTTGTTCGGTTTGGTACTAGCGGATTATCAACTTTAACAGACGCTTTTCAAAAAGGTGGATTGTCGGGTGCCATGGAGGCTTTCGGTACTATTTTGTCTAATGGCCTTAATATGATTATTAGCAAGCTACCCGACTTTATAAATGCAGGAATGCAGTTGTTAGGTGCGTTTGGACAGGGAATACTTGATAACCTTCCAACTATAGTTGATGCTGCAGTACAAATTGTGGTAATGCTAGTGCAAGGTATTGTTAAGGCTCTTCCACAGCTCGCAGAGGGAGTTGTTACTTTAGTCCAATCTTTAGGACAAGCACTTTATGAAAATCAAGATTCATTGATTCAAGCAGGAAAGACACTTCTTGATTTTATATGGAATGGATTAACTACTAACCTTCCTCAGTTTTTGGCAAATGCTTATGCTGCACTTCCTAATGTTATCTCTAAGATAACAGAGTTTATAAAAGGTAATGGTTCAGATTTTATAGGTGCAGGAATTGAACTTATTTCTAATCTTATAAATGGAATATTGGAATCATTCCCCGAAGTAATAAGGGCAATGACCGAGTTATTTATTCAGATGGTATTTGCATTAACGGATCCATCAAATCTTGCTCAGATAGTAGTAGTGGCAGGAAACATTATAATGACTTTGGCAAATGGAATTCTTGAAGCATTACCTCAATTACTTGATGCTATTCCACAGATTATAAGTAACTTAGTAGGCGCACTTGTTGCGTCACTACCCGAGATTCTTGCTGTTGGTGTTCAGCTCTTAGTTGCACTTATAACAGGAATCATACAGACTATCCCACGTCTTGTACTTGCTATCCCTGCCATTATTACAGTCCTTGTGGGAGGATTAGTGCAGGGTATACAAGCAATTGTTGATGTAGGTCGTGATATAGTAGAAGGTCTATGGCAAGGTATAAAATCACGTTGGGATGGATTAGTAGAAGATTTTAAGGGCCTTGCATCGGGACTTATTGATGGGGTTAAAGGTTTGTTTGGAATAGCTTCTCCATCAAAAGTGTTCGCTGAGATGGGCCGCTATATTGATGAAGGTTTTGCACAGGGTATCAATGCATATAGCGGACTTGTAGATGATGCCATGGATGGTATAACAGATATTCCCGACATAAATGCAGAAGCAAACATAAACGGAAGTGGAAGAAATAGTTCCAATATGGCAAATAATGTTATAATAAACGTGTATGGAGCACAAGGACAGGACGAGGAAACTCTTGCTAGAAAGGTTGCTAATTTAGTAAGAGATGAAGTCGTTTCGATAGGAGCAACGTAATGAATGATTATTTTGTTTTTAATGGTGTTTCATCTTCTGATTGTGGGGCACTTATATTCCCTAGTGAATTAGATAATGCCCCACAAAGGGACGTT